GATCAGTTCACAAGGTAGTAGATGGCGACACTATTGACGCTGACATTGATTTGGGTTTTGATATCTCCCTTACTAAGCGAATTCGTCTTGCTGGTATCGATACCCCAGAGAGCAGGACAACTGATGCGTATGAAAAGAAACTTGGTCTCGAAGTTAAAGACTGGCTCAAGCACAGATTAGAATTTGCTAAAGATATTCTTATCAAAACGGAACTACCTGATAGTACCGAGAAGTATGGTCGTATCATTGGTCATTTGTATATCAATGGTGAGGATACATCCATCAACAATCAAATGGTTTCTGAAGGATATGCTTGGGAATATGATGGGGGAACAAAGAAAAAAGATTTCAATCAACTTTTAAGTAGAAGGAAATCCTAAATACGGCTGCCTATACTTAGAGGTCATCATGGGAGCAGTTGTCGCTGTAGTAAAACCACTTTTAATGCAACTGGCTACAAGTCCAGCAGTTAAGAATCTTGTTATTTCTCTTCTTGAAAAGTATGTAAAGTCTACTGATAATAGTGTTGATGATGTACTTTTTGCAACAGTTAAAGAAGCACTCTTTAAACCACAAGCATGATCACTTGTTTAGTAACCAATTGGGGAGTAACCATCGTTCTTGGATTACTCCTCTCTCTTTCAGAGTGGTTAGCAAAAACAAAAAGGACGAAAGCGAATGGTATTATAGACTTTATAACATTATTTTTGCGTACAGTACTCAAAAAAGGCCCTAAAAACTAGGGTCTATTTTTTTATAAATAAGATTTAGATAAGAAAATAATTTGGAGAAAACCAATGCCTCTTTGGGGAAATTCTACTTCAGACGAATCAAGACCTAAGTGGTTACGCGCAGGCGATAAACCAGCTAATGATCTCAACGAATGTTTTGCTGATGAGAGAGGTTGGGTAATCAGACATGCAGATGGTAACGAAGAGGTTCTTTGTGCAATCGGTGGACTAGCTGGTGCAGGTTCAACAACTGCTGGTTTGGGTAATGCAACTATTGTCCGTGTATACTTTGGTGCAACTGGATATTCAACATCTTCTACTGGAACAGTTTATGTTCAGTATAATGAAAAAGTAGACGTTAAGAATCTTTCTGCTACTCTTAATGTAACCGCTTCTATTGCTGGTACTTTAGTTGCTTATGCAACCACAACTACTGCAAATAAGACAGTTGGATTCGCATTTACAACTCCTGCTGCTGCACAAACTCTTGTAATTCCTGGTCAAACAATCGCTGGTATCATTACTGATACTTCAACATCTGTTGCTTCCGATAAGATCTTTGTTTCTACTGAAGTAACTGGTGCTGGTGGTAGTGGAATTACAACTACTGTTGGCGTTACTACCACTTGATAGTTTGAATAGATTATGAGATTTAATGAATTGAATGAAGATAATTATATAATGTTTGCGATAAAACATTACGAGAATCCTCATGCGGTAACGCAAGAGGATTTTTATGAAGATCTAAAAAGATTTAAGTGGATAAAAAGACTTTTAAAAAGGTATAAAACTACTGGTATTTTAAAGTCTCATTTACTTATGAATCACTTTATTATTCTTTATAATGTGTTTGGAGAAGCTGCAACCCCTCTGCTATTTTTTAAAATAGACAGAGATTTGTGGCCAGTTATAAAAAGTTTTGTAGTATATCTTGGAAGACTTCCTGAATATCCAAGATCAACCTTACATGATATTCCACTAGATGAAGATTGTCTCAGAGATCTCAATAGAATATGAAAGACCACATTCTTCAAAACGCAATTAGTATTATTCGTAACCTCATGGAAGAGGGTATGGTTGTTGGTACTGGAGGATTTACTGGTTCTGCAGATCCAAAAGGTCCAGTTGCTGGATTCGATCCTGTTATGAAACTTGATGGAAGATCCAAAATGATGAGAAGATTGCCTCCTCAATATAGAAAATCATTAACATCTAAGAAGAAAGGGAAGTAAAATGGCCTTCGGTCTTCAAAAATTAGCGGTTCTTGAAAGTAAACTGGGAATTTATGAAGATCTCTCAAAAGAGATGTTAGATAAACTCGAAAGAGCGGTAGATAAAATATCGGAAGGAAACAGTCAAATAGCACAAGTTCTCGCTAGACACGAAGAGAGATTAGAAAATTCTATTAGAGCGGATGAACTTATTCTTAAGATGATGGAGGAGATGAAGGAGTCTAACTCCAAAGAACATCAAATGGTCATAAAAAGAATTGAGACCGTAGAAACTAGAGTTAATGATCTTGCAACTTTTAGATGGATAACTGTCGGTATCGCTACAACCGCCGCAGTCATAATCAGTTCTGCAGGATTTTTCGGAAACATCTTGACAACAGGGAATACTGGTAGTACACTAGGGGGAGCTAATACAACCCTTTCTAAATGAGCCTCATTGATTCTCAGTATATTGGACTAGTTTCAGTAAGACTTCAAAAGTTTGCAAAAAAGAAAGAGGGTCTCTATAACTTCCGTTGCCCATATTGTGGTGACTCAGAAAGACACAAAAACAAGGCTAGGGGATACTTGTATCGTCTGAAGAACGATCATAATTTCAAATGTCACAACTGTGGCGTCTCCAGAACCTTCACAAACTTCCTGAAGGATGTTGACCCCGCATTGCATGATCAATACGTCTTTGAGAGGTATAAAGTGGGGGCTACAGGGCGCGGATCCAATACCCCCAAACCCGTAGAGTTTAAATTTGATAAACCAGTGTTTACTCAAAAGGATTTTGACCTACCAAAAATTTCAGAACTAAATACAACACACCCCGCAAGACAATTTTTAAACAACCGAAGAATCCCGAGTAAGTATCTGGGCGAACTTTACTTCGCCGAAAGGTTCAAAGAATGGACCAATACTCAAAAATATACATTTGAAAATCTAGATAATGATGAACCAAGGATCATCATTCCCTTAAAGAATCACGGAGAGATATTCGGGTTTCAGGGGAGATCGCTCAATCCAAAATCAAAACTTAAGTACATTACGATTATTTTGGATGACCACCACCCCAAGATCTACGGTTTAGATAAGGTTGACTGGAATAAAACAGTTTATATTGTAGAAGGCCCTTTTGATAGTATGTTCATTGATAATTCTATTGCAATGGTCGGTGCAGATATAGACAAGACGTTTTTCGTTTCAAACTTTGAAACAGAATTTGTGATGGTGTATGATAACGAAAAACGAAACAAACAAATTGTTGATAGAATGGAGAAGGCGATAGATTGGAAATTTCCAGTCGTTATTTGGCCTGACACAATACAACAAAAAGACATTAACGACATGATTTTATCTGGACTTAACGTTCAGTCTGTGATAGAATCAAATGTCTATAGTGGATTACAAGCTAAAACAAAACTTACTAGTTGGAAGAAGACATGAGTAACGGGACCAAAGTTGTAAAAAGAAACGGAAATACTGAGAACCTGAACCTAGACAAAATTCATAAGATGGTAGAAGAAGCGTGCAGCGGTCTCGCTGGCGTTTCTGCATCTCAAGTGGAAATGCAATCAGGTATCCAATTTTATGATGGTATTACCACTGCAGAAATTCAGGAGATCCTAATTCGTTCTGCATCCGATCTTATTGATCTTGAGACCCCTAATTACCAATTTGTTGCGGCTAGACTTCTTCTGTTTGGACTTTACAAACAGGTGTTTGGCCCATCTTGGAATCAGGGTTTCCCTCATATCTACAATCACTTGATGCATGGTGCTTGTAGTGGAATTTATGATAGACTCCTTTCTTCAAAATATACTGAGGAAGAATGGGATAAGATTAATTCTTGGATTGATCATGATCGTGACTTCTTATTCACTTATGCAGGTTTGCGTCAAGTTGTTGACAAATACCTTGTGCAGGACAGAAGTTCTGGGAATCTTTATGAGACTCCACAGTATATGTACATGTTGATTTCTGCAACAATTTTTGCAGAATATCCAAAGGAGACTAGACTGGACTACATTCGTAGGTACTACAATGCAATCTCGAAACACAGAATCAACATTCCTACACCAATCATGGCAGGTGTTAGAACCCCACTTCGCCAATTTGCAAGTTGCGTTCTTGTTGATGTTGATGACACCCTTGATAGCATCTTCAGCTCTGATATGGCAATTGGTCGCTATGTTGCACAAAGAGCAGGAATTGGTATCAATGCAGGTCGAATCCGTGGCATCAACAGTAAAATCAGAGGCGGAGAAGTACAACATACAGGTGTTGTACCTTTTCTCAAGAAGTTTGAAGCGACTGTCCGATGCTGTACGCAAAATGGCATACGAGGTGGATCCGCGACAGTACACTTCCCAATCTGGCACAAAGAAATAGAAGATATTATTGTACTTAAGAATAATAAAGGAACCGAAGATAATCGTGTTCGTAAACTAGATTATTCGATTCAATTCTCTAGACTTTTCTATGAAAGATTTATTAATGACGAGGAAATGTCCCTCTTCTCACCTCATGACGTTCCGGCAGTTTCTGATGCTTTCGGGCTTCCTGAGTTTGATGATCTCTACCTGGATGCAGAACGAAATGAGTCTATTCCAAGAAAAACTGTCCGCGCTCAAGAACTTATTCTGAGTATTCTGAAGGAACGTGCAGAGACGGGTCGTATTTACATTATGAATATCGATCATTGCAATTCTCATAGTTCTTTCATTGATAAGGTATGGATGAGTAATCTTTGTCAAGAAATTACCCTTCCTACAGATCCTATTCAACATATTGATGATTCTGCGGGTGAGATTGCACTTTGCATTCTTTCTGCAATTAATGTTGGTAAGATTCGTGAACTAGATGATCTCGAAGAACTTTGTGATCTTGCTGTCCGTAGTCTTGAAGAATTGATTGATTATCAGGAGTATCCAGTTAATGCTGCAGAACTTGCTACTAAAGCTCGTAGATCTCTTGGTGTTGGATACATTGGACTTGCACATTATTTTGCAAAACATGGAGTTAAGTACGATTCTCAACAAGCTTGGGATATGACTCATGAGTTGACTGAATCATTCCAGTATTATCTACTCAAGTCTTCAAATCAACTCGCAAAAGAAAAGGGTGCTTGTACTGATTTTAATCGTACAAAATATTTTGAGGGACTTCTCCCAATTGATACATACAAAAAAGATGTAGACGAAATTTCATCCATCCCTTACACTCATGATTGGGAAAGTCTTAGAGCATCAATCTTGGAATACGGCATCAGGCACTCAACACTGTCCGCACAGATGCCATCGGAGAGCAGTTCCGTTGTGTCAAATGCAACAAACGGAATCGAACCACCTCGCGGATACTTGTCCGTTAAGAAGTCGAAGAAGGGACCGCTCAAACAGATTGTACCTCAGTATGGATCACTCAAAAATAATTATACTCTTCTATGGGACATGCCTGACAACACTGGTTATATTAACGTCGTTGCCGTCATGCAAAAGTTTTTTGACCAAGCCATCAGCGGAAACTGGTCATACAATCCAGAAAACTATTCCGATAATGAAGTTCCAGTCTCAGTAATGGCTCAGGATCTTCTACGGACCTATAAGTTTGGATGGAAGACTTCTTATTATCAAAATACTTATGATCATAAGACTGACGAGATTAAAGAAGACACTACAAAACAACAGTTAGATAAATTACTTGACGAAATTATGAATTCTAGTGAGGAAGATTGTGAAAGTTGCAAAATCTAGTAAAGAACAGGAGTTACAAATGGTAAAAGGAATGACCGTATTCAACACCAGCACTGATGTTGATACTCGCAAACAACCAATGTTTTTTGGTCAACCACTAGGTTTGCAGCGTTATGATCACTACAAGTATCCAGTATTTGATAAACTGACCCAACAACAACTGGGTTATTTCTGGAGACCTGAGGAGGTCTCCCTCCAAAAAGATCGTGGTGATTATCAATCTCTTCGTCCAGAACAAAAACACATTTTTACTTCTAACTTGAAGTATCAGATCATGCTTGACTCTGTTCAGGGTCGTGGTCCTGGTATGGCATTCATTCCATATTGTTCTCTTCCAGAACTTGAGGCTTGCATGGAAGTGTGGGGATTTATGGAGATGATTCATAGTCGTTCATATACATATATTATTAAAAACGTTTATTCCGATCCTACGGAAGTATTTGATACGATTCTAGATGATGAAAAAATTATGAGTCGTGCAACAACCGTTACTGGTGCATATGATGACTTTATTAATTCAGCGCAAGAATATGGAATTTCCAATGCATGGAAGTTTGCACAAGAAGGTGCGGGTTATTCTAGGGATGAACGTATTGAATTAAAGAGAAAACTTTATCGTGCTATCGCAAATGTCAATATTCTCGAAGGTATCCGGTTTTACGTCTCGTTCGCTTGCAGCTTTGCGTTTGGTGAACTCAAGCTTATGGAAGGATCCGCTAAAATTATCTCTCTCATCGCAAGAGACGAAAATCAGCACCTTGTCATTACTCAGAACATCCTCAATAAGTGGCGCGAAGGAGATGATCCAGAGATGCAACAAATTGCTAAAGAAGAAGAGGGGTGGGTGACATCTGCATTTGAAAATTGTGTTAATGAAGAAAAGTCTTGGGCTAAGTATCTGTTCAAGGATGGTTCTATGATCGGTTTGAATGACAAACTACTTAACAACTATGTTGAGTGGATTGCAAATCGTCGTATGAAAGCGATTGGACTCAAATCACTCTATGATATTCCTGCAAAGAATAATCCACTTCCTTGGACTGAACATTGGATTAGTTCTAAGGGTCTTCAGGTTGCACCTCAGGAAACTGAAGTTGAGTCTTATGTGGTTGGTGGTATCAAACAAGATGTGAAAAAAGATACTTTTGCTGGTTTCAAACTCTGATCTAAATATTAATAACAACTGAATTGAAATAAGTTTTATGGCTACTCAAACTAAAATTCCGAGGGTAGTTTCGGAAGATCTGCCCTCCAATCCTTTTTCTTTTGAAGTTCTTGCACTTGCTGCAAAACAAAAGACAAATGCAAAAAAATCAGAAATTCTCCAAAAATATTCAGATCTATCACTAAAGACTATTCTGATTTGGAACTTTGATGAGACGATTGTATCCATGCTTCCAGAGGGATTGGTTCCTTATGCAAGTGTAAGTCAACAAAATGTTAGTTCTGGAAACTTAAGTGATAACATCCAAAGATCCGTTGAAATGATGAGTGACTTGGGATCTAATTCTATTGGATCTCAAGATCAGGGTAGAACATCTATCCGCAAAGAGTATACTTACTTTTACAATTTTGTAAAAGGTGGCAATGATCGTCTTTCCAGTATGAAGAGGGAGACAATGTTCATTAGTATTCTTGAAGGATTACATCCTCTTGAAGCTGAGATCCTTATGTTGGTTAAAGATAAAAAGTTGCAAACAAAATATAATATTTCAAAACAAAATGTTTCGGATGCATATCCTGACATTCAATGGGGCGGCAGATCATAAAATCCTAAATAGCAAGGTGTCGCAAAAAATAGTACTATGACCCTAGATCTTCATAACTTTTTTAAGTTTTATGATGAGAAGAACGCAAACCATGTAGCTGCTGTTCAGTGGTTGGAAGACAAACTTCCAGAAAAATTCCTAGACGATGCAGAAACTGATTGGATTGGTATTTTCAGAACTAAACCACCAACTCCAGAAGTTCTTGCAGTTCCATATTTTAATCAAGTAGATAACTACAGAGATGCACATAGAACTTGTAACAGTTCGTCTTGTGCTATGTGTCTTGCATTCCTCAAGCCAGGAAGCATTAAAGGTGATGACGAGTATGTTAAGAAAGTATTTGCGATTGGTGACACTACTGACCACGCGGTACAGACGAAAGTTCTCGCAGGTTATGGAATTAAGTCACACTTTAGTTACAATCTTTCTTTTGCTGATATTGATAAGAGTCTTGATGCTGGGAAACCTGTTGTTATTGGTATCCTGCATCGCGGTTCTCTATCTGCTCCTACTGGTGGGCACATGTGTGTTGTAATTGGCAAGACCCCAGATGGTAAGGGATATTTCGTAAATGATCCTTATGGTTCTCTCAATGATAACTATACTGGTCCAGTTACAAATGGTAAAAAGACCATTTACACCAAAGCAGTTCTCAAGCATCGCTGGTGCCCAGGTGGCAACGATGGTTGGGGTCGTATTTTTGACTGATTACTAAAGGAGAAAAACAATGGCAAGAGTAGATTTACACAACTTCTTTCAGTTTTACGACGAAAAGAATCCTAATCACGTTAAAGCAATTCAGTGGCTAGAGGACAATCTCCCCGTAGAATATCTTGGTGATAATGTTGAGTGGGCAGAGATTTATAGGGGAAAAAAGACTAGTGCTGCACCAGCCCCTACCGCTGCTGCAGCTCCTGTAACTGGTGGTGATGATGTCCCAATGATGGGCATTAAGTTGATCAAAGAGTTTGAAGGATGTCATTTATCTGCATATCCAGATCCTCTCACAGGTAATCTTCCAATCACAATTGGTTGGGGTTCTACCCGCAAGAAAGATGGATCTCCATTTAAACTCGGTGATCAAATTACCCAACAGGAAGCTGATGAACTATTGATCAGTCAGTGTAAGAACCAGTTTCTTCCTGCACTTCGCAAAATCCCACATTGGAGTGAAATGTCAGATGGAAAAAGAGGAGCTTTGCTCAGCTTTGCTTATAATCTTGGTGCCGGTTTTTACGGTGGCGATAACTTTAATACTATTTCTAAACGCCTGAAAAATAAAGAGTGGGACCTAGTTCCTGATGCTCTTTATCTCTACCGCAATCCTGGTTCAAATGTAGAAGCAGGACTTGCGCGTAGAAGAAAGGCGGAAGGTGAAGCATGGAAAAAAGGATAAATAGTTACAATCATAACTGATTCTTGATCTTAACTGGTCTGAATCTACATACCCCGAGTCCTCTGTGACTTGGTGAATACTTTACTTTTAAACAACTTTAGTTTGTTTCGTTTAGTACACACTGAGTCATAGAGGACTTTTTATGTCTTACGCTAAGAAGGCGCTTGCTGTAGCGTCTGCTCTTTTAATGGGAGCACCAACCGCATTTGCGGATACGATTTCTGGTACAGATTTTGAGGGGGGAACACTATCTGGATGGAATGTTGGATCTCAACCAGGAAATCTAACAAATGGAACAATCACTGGTAACGGAACTGGTGTCACCGCAATCAATGGTTCAGTAACATTTAATGCTCCTTCTCATGGCGCGGTAGGAAGTCCTACTCTTCAAGATGGATCGCCAAATCCATATCATGCCCCAGCAACAACACCAACAACTTGGACATTCTCTCCATATGGAACTGCTGGTGCTGCATTACAACCAACAGGTTCAACAACATTTGATGCAGCAACTTCTGCATTAGGTCTTACATCTGCAGAAAATCAAGCAATCAAAACAAAACTTCAGCAAGACCAACAAGCATCGGGACTAGGAAATCCCAATCCAACTAATGCTGCTTGGATAACTCAAAATGTAAATCTTGATGCTGGAACTACTTACACGATGTCTTGGAACTACATTGGAACTGATTATGTTCCATTTAACGATGGTTCTATCACATCTCTTGTTTATCAGGGAACTGGTTCTACTCCAGTCGTAACTGTCAATAACTATGTTCAGAACTATGCTCTACTTGGATTTACCAATCCAGGAACAGGAGATTACTCAACAGGAACCTATGGTTCTACTGGATGGCAAAATTCAACATATCAAGTTGATGTAACTGGTGCTTACCTATTAGGATTTGCAGTATTTAATCTTGGAGATACTTCACTTTCACCAGTTCTTTTAGTTGATAGTCAACCAGGAACTACATTAGCAAATGGACAACCATTTGGTGCTGTTGCTCCCAACAATCCAAATGCTCCCACAGTAAATCCAACCCCACCCACACCTCCAACTCCAACACCACCAGCTGCTCCAACAGTAACTGGAACATCTACAACAGATCAGGTATCAACATCTTCATCAACTTCAAATGTTGTAGTAACAGCTCAGGTTACTTATAATGTAAGCAATCTTGACGGTAATGGATATGGAGTAGTTCAGAACTATACTGATACTGTAGAAACTACAACTCCAGTTACAACAACCACTACAACCACAACACCAGTTACGACCACCACATATTCTGATGGTTCTACAACCACATCAAATGGAACTCCAGTTGTAACCACATCCACATCTAACGGAACATCAAGTTCACAAGTAACTGGAACAGTTCTGAACTATACTTCAACAATTGCTCCTTCCGTTTCTTCTGCAATTGCTGCATCACAAACACTTCCAGCAGTTACAACTAAAGCATATAATTTTGAAGCAAGTGAATCTAGTGGAAAACAGCAAATCAAAAAGCAAACGGTGACGACTGTAACCACTCCAATGGTTACGACCACAACCACAACTCCAGTTACCACAACTGTTTATGCTGATGGAACAACAACAGTAATCGACGGAACTCCATCATATTCTTATACTTATTCTAATGATGTTGCGGTATCAGATTCTTATGATTTTTACTTTGGTAGAGTGGATCAGTTAGAAGTTCTTGATGGAATCAATGATGGTATCAATGGACTTCTGAATCACGAACCAACCGCAGGTAAGCAAAGATTGAGAGTATTTGAGAACAACAGATTTGTTCAGTCTTATAATGCTGATGGTTATAATGCTGATTCTAAAATCTTCGGTGGTGGGTTTGAGTTTGATGTAACCAAAGGTTGGACTCTTGGTGCTCAGTATAATAGAGTTAACATAAACCTTAATGGTGTTGACTCAAGTACACAACAGAACAAAGACCACTTCGGCGTATTCAGTGAATTGAGAGGTAATACACTTACTCTGAATACCAATGCTGCGATTGCGAACAGTAATTATAAGTACAACAGAAATGTAGAAGGTGTCTTTAATAATGCGGGTGAAACCACTGGAACTGAGTGGTGGATATCTAATAGACTTTATTGGCATCTTAATAAATCAGTAAAACCATTTGTTGGTTATACTGTTCAGAATGTAAGAAGAAATGCTTACAACGAAACTGGTTCTATTCAGTCTGCAAGAAGTGTTGGTGAGTTTAATCAAACCACACACGTTGGTGAAGCGGGACTTAAGTTAGAAACTCGTTTTGGTGGTAAGAAGAAAGACTTGTTTGGAGTCAGTGTAGAAGGTTCTTATGGAACTGATAGTTCTTATGGTGTAAGTGCTTCTCTGGATTATAAAGAAATGTTATTTGTTGAGGGTTCTCATGGTGTGAACAATGGAGTTACTAACAATTCTGTTGCGGCAAAAGTCAAGTTTAGGTTCTAAAAACCTAAATAAGAAGGACATCAATCACACGGACTGATGGAAAACAAAAGGGAAAAAGCTATGGGACAAGTGATTCGTATTGCAATTTTGAGTTGGTCTGCAGCACTTCTTACCGCTTCTTATGCTGGTATGCTTGCTAAGATGGATCCAACATTTATTGCAACCGTCTTTACTGCCTCTGCGGCTACTTTTGGAATTAATACCATGAAGAAAGGTGGAGATGATGATGATAAAAAAGAAGAGCCAAAGAGAGAAGAAGTGGTGGTTGAAGCTCCACCAGAACCACCTGCTCCAGTAGCAGAAGTACCTGCTGCAAGTCTTGAAGAAAGAGTTGAAGCACTAGAGGAAGGATTTGTTCAACCTCGCACAGGGGCCTAATGAGTAAATCCGCAAACAAAGGCAAGAAAGGTTCTACTGGAGGTCAAAAGAACTCCAAACAGAATCAAGGAAACGCTACTGCTAAAAAGGCAAAGAACGGCGGAAAGAAAAAGTAAATCATGAGGTATTATGCCGCGAGAGTGGAACACTCCAAAAAGAGAGTGTTGGAATGCTCCTATACATCAGATTCTCAAAGCAATAGATAATCACACCCGTCTTCACATGGAGACGGGTGACTATTGGCATGAAGAACAAGCCCAGATCTTGAGAAATTATGTAATGAATTTGAAAGTCTGGATTCATAAACAAGAAGGATGGTGGGATGAATGAAAAAAGTCATTACAACACTTGGGTTATTATTAACCTTTACTCTTCCAGTTAATGCAGAAAAAGTCATAAAGACTCAACCAACAGTTCCAGCATACAGCCTTGCAGCGATGGGTTGTATGATACTGCTAGAATGCACAGAAGGAGTCGAACAACTTACATCAACATCTTCCATAATTTCTGGAAAAGAGTTTGATACTTTTAGAGAAGAGATAAAATCAATTCTTGTCGGTCTTGATAAACTCGGCGTTCCAGTTTATGTTGCACCATCAAGATATTTTACTCCAAGAACAGTAGGATTATATAAACCAGAATACAATCGGTTCTTTGTAAATGAAGAATTACTCAAAGACCCTAGAGAGTTTCTAGGAACAATGAGACATGAAGGATGGCACGTTGTTCAAGATTGTATGGGTGGTGGACTGAAAACCTCTTTCATGGCACAAGTTCACCAGGACGCAGAAATACCATCTTGGGTAATGAAAACTACACGACTTGCTTATGAATCTATGGGCCAAAGTCGTGCTGTTCCTTGGGAAGCTGATGCAAATTGGGCAGAAGAACAATCAAATGTGACAGCACAGAAACTAGAAATGTGTGCAAAAGGTCCATTGTGGGAACAGGTTCGTCCAACACCAATGACGATGGAATGGTTAATCGGTTGTGGATGGATGAAAGCACAGGAAGGATATAAAGAATACACACCAAATAAAAAATCAGATTATTGTGTAGAGGGAAAGTATTAACATAAATAACTTCAAAGAGGTTAATGAGTTTTTGAGATGTTGGATTTTTTTAAAAAAACTTATAATAAAATAATCCAACATTTTGAAACTAAAAAACTCATTAAAGAACTTAAAAGAGAAGATCCTTTTATATACAAATAAATTATATTATGATTAATTTGAACACAATTGATTCTATAAGGAATAATGATCTTATTCCTTTTCCAAGCACATTTGTGCATAATTACGGAGAACCTGAAGTAATCCAGAGACCTTCCGTTGTAGGGTCTTGGGATTTCTATGGAATAGATACTTATGAGTTTTATAAAAAGAATTTAAAAAGACAACCTGAAGACTGGTACTATCGACATAATAAAATCAAGTACACTGTGAATACTTATGGATATAGAACAAAAGAATTTGAAGACATAGATTGGAAAAATTCAATCGTAATGTTTGGTTGTTCTCATGTATTTGGAACTGGAAATGATGATAGTCATACTATCCCTTACTTTTTAGAACAGAAGACTGGAATTCCAGTTATAAATCTTGGCGCTGGAGGATCTTCAATACAATTCTGTCTTCATAACTCTTTAATGTTATATAAAAAATATGGAGTACCAAAATTAGTTATCTATTGTTGGACAGGAATTACTAGACATCTTATCTATCAAAAAGATTTTGTTTTGATGAATACAAAGTTTGAAGACATTTATGAACATCCACCAGAAGCAGTTGCAGCAGTTGAAGAATCAACTGGATCTGTTTTAAAACCTGTTAATGCACCAAAAGTTTTAGATCATTTGATTCCATTTAATATGGTAAATGTTGAGTTGATTAAAAATTTATGGGAGGATAAGTGTCCATTATATGAATTTTCGACATTTCCAACAACATCAAAGTTATTAGGATGTGAGTTATATACTCCAATACCTAAAGATTATGGAAGAGATTTAGCTCATTATGGAAGACATTCCAATAAACTGTTCGCTGAAAAAATTTACAACCATTTAAAAAGTGAAAGACATTTATAACCTAGATTGGGAAAAATATAATACTTCCGTATTCAATTCCATATCTTATCAATATTATCCAAAAGAAGAATTGGATCTGCGTCCTGGGATGATGGTAGAACCTTTACTTGAATTGGAAGAGGAAAAAATAATCTATGTATCGATAGCTAAAAATGCTTCGACCTCGATTATAAATTCTTTAAATTTTACTCCAATAAAAATTCCTTTACAATTGGATTGTCCATTTTTAATAGACATTCCAGAAAAATATAGGAGTGGATATAAGTATTTTGTTGTTACTAGAGACCCAAAAGAAAGATGGATATCCGGAATAAATGAATTTTTAAATATCTATCACCATCAAGGAGTTGATTTCGATGGTGATAAGAAAGGATCTCGTAATAAGTTCTTAATGGAATTGAAAAATAATAAATTTATATTTGATGGACACACGGAACCACAAGTTTCGAGGATGAGATTTTGTTTTAAATATGATCTTGATATAACTTTTTTAAAGCTTGATGAAAATTTAAATGAAAAAATATCAGATATTTTAAAAAGAAAGATAACAATAACTCGTGATAATACATCTGAAAAATTTGAATTTAAATTAAAAAATTACAAATTCTGTCAAGATATTCTAAATGAGTATTGTATGAAAAATAAACACTTCTTGGATTTGTATGAAATGGATTTTTATCTATATAATCATTCTTCCTAAAATCATAAATATTTTGATGAAATAAAATTATGGATAAATCGAAGGTAATAGACAGAACGGTTATCAATAAAGATATAACATTTTACGATATTACTGAAGAAGGAAAACTTATAAAGTATTCTTATAAAGAATTTGAAAGGTTAGTAGATCAAATAAAGAATTATTTTCTTTCTAACTACGAAATAAAATTAGGAGAAACTGTTTTAATTGGTTATTACGGAACTTGTTTACGTAAAGTAGCCAGTGTTTTTGCTTGTCTAGAATTAGGACTTTCCATTTCAATAATTGATTACAACATTACAGTAATCTCACCAGAATCTGCTACTAAAACTAAACTATTATCTCCCATACATTATTTTATTTGTGAGGATGATGTGATTGCAAAAAATCATCCTAGGAGTAAGTTTGCTGTTCTTACTAGACATTGTTTAAACACGATTTATTTTACAAATATAAAAAAACATCAGTACAATGAAAATATAAATTATGATATAAAAATTGATCCAAAATCAATTGCAATGAGATGTACATCCAGTGGAACTACTGGAACTCCAAAGATTATAGAACATAGTCATGATTTTTTGTTTGATGTTTGTCAAAGAAACTCTAAAATGTTCTATGGAAATGTCGTAAATGAAAAATGTTTGGGTCATGGTAGCGGTCCAGCTACATATTTTATTCCAACATTGATGTCAAAAGAAGTAAAAAATGTATTCAATTATTGGGGAGATTGTTCTGATTTCAATGATCAAAAATATTTCATGAGAAATAAAAACATTTTTGATCACATTATGATTCCATATACTTATGATATTGATGGATATTTGTCTGGAATTGATCCTGAGAATCCTCCATCAAAGACAACAATTTACACTCTATCTACAATTAAAAAAGAATGGATATCTTTTGTAAAAGAAAACAAAATAAAAAATATTATAAGTTTATTTGGAACTTCGGAAACTAGTGGACCAATATTCATAAATCAAGCAAGTGATAAAAATTTTGTTCAGAACAAATTTAATTTAATAGACGATTATTATAAAATTTCTTTTGCTGAAAGAAATCTTTTGGAAGTAAATATTCCAATTTATAATCAAAAAGTTTGCACAAATGATCAATTCATAATTAATTCAGATGGATTTTATCATAATGGCAGAGCGGATTTAATACGAATAAATGATCATGTTGTGGATGTAAATAGTTACAATGAGATATTAAAAGTATTTAAACCTATCATAGATTCCAAATTTGTATACGATCCTGCAGTAAATGAAATATACTTAGCTATATGGAAAACTTCTATAGTAGGAAATTCTGAAGAAACTGGAAAATCTAATTTAGATATTTTGATAAGGATTATCAATAATAATATAGGAAATGTTTGTTTGGTTCATCATATAAGTAAATATGAAATTTTAGATCCTAAGTTATTTTTTACCGGAGTTAAAATAGATGATCAATTGTTACGAGACTATTTTAGATCCCATGTAGAGATAAAATCCAATCCTTCAACATTTATTTTGGAACATAAAGAACAATATTTAAGAAAATTTGAAGGGTTGGACTTAGATCCATAACAACTTAAAAAAATGCATTTACAGATAATGACTAAATTTAACATAGTAAAAAAAAGTTTGATTCATTTGGAGTCTAGTAAAGAAACTTATACAAGTCATTTATTATGGGCTTCTTATGCTGGATTTAAAATGATCTTTGTTGGTATTTCCAGTGTGATTCATGGAATTGTTCCGGCTTTATTCACAGGCACAGCAGCAAGAATGGTCATAGATTTTTATCACCAGAGATTGGTTAATCACCCAAATAAAGAATATGCAGATTACATTGCCAAACAATCGCATATATAAGTAGAATAATGATACTATCTGAACTTTATTAATAAAATTAGTTATGAGTATAAAATCCAGTAAAACTTTTTGTATGGCTCCTTGGGTTCATATGAATATAGGACCAAACGGAGATGTTTATCCCTGTTGCATGATGCCTATATGTGGAACAGAGGGAATTGATGAGGACACAAAAGAAACAACTGATTCAACTGATGAAACAAAAGAAGATGATAAACAATTAATAAATCCTTTGGAGATTGTTGCTACCGAATGTGCTGGTACTCCTAGAGATTTTAAAATGGGTTCTCTAATGAATGAATCTCTTAAAGAGATTTGGAACAACGAAAAAATGAGAGAACTTCGTAAAAACATGATGGAGGGAAAAGAATCTAGTTATTGCACATCATGTTACAAAGAAGAAGAAATAGGTCATGGTTCTTTACGATGCAGTATGAATCAGACTTATGCAGAACATTATAAGTATGTTTCAGAAACAAAAGAAGATGGAACCTTTGAAAGATTTAATCTTGTCTATTGGGATTTTAGATTAAATAATGTCTGTAATTTTAAATGCAGAATGTGCAGTCCCGGATACAGTAGTGCTTGGGAACGTGAAATGCGGAAGGAATTTAATATAGAAGGAGAATACCCAAAAATTGATGTAGATATGGTTCACCAAGATATTGAACCGTTGTATGATATTGTAGAAGAAGTTTACTTCGCCGGCGGAGAACCTTTAATCACAGACCATCATTATAAAATTCTACGCAAGTTAATTGAAAAAAATAGAAATACATCTGTCAGATTATCATATAATACTAATTTTAGTACCTTAAAGTACAAGGATGATAATGTTCTTGAACTATGGAAAAAGTTTCCAAATCTATATTTGTCTGTAAGTTTTGATGGTACTGGTAAGAAGGGAGAATTAATTCGAAAAGGATTCGATTGGCAAAAGTTCCTAGATAATTTCAAACAATTTAGAAGTAAGTTCCCCCATACAAACGTAAAGATTAACTATGTCTTTCAAGCCATAAATTGTTTCCATACTATGGATGCCCATAAAGAACTTTATATGAGAGGTATCATTAATAGTTGGGATGATTTTTCTTTGTGCATATTGCACAATCCCGATTACATGTCAGTTTTAATTCATGATCTTGAATCTAGACGTTTATTGGCTCAAAAAATTAAATATCATATAGAAAATTATCTCGTGCCTGCAAAAGCTAAAGAATCAATTAAACAATACATGTCAGTTCTCAAACTTTTGTCCGGTGAAGAAAGAAAAGATCTTGTTCCGTATTTTAAATCTTATATGTCTGCACTTGATTGTATAAGAAATGAAAATTCTTTAGAAGTTTTTCCTGAGTTAGAGGGGATTTTAGGAGATGATTAATAAAAATAAAGTCAATGTAAACGGAAAAATTTTTTGTGTTGCACCTTGGTTAGCTTTAGATATTCGACAGGATGGAGAAGTAAAACCATGTTGTGTCTCTGAATACACTTATGGTGACATTAAGGAAAAACCTTTATGGGAAATTTGGAACGATGAACCAATAAGAAAACTTCGAGAAAATATGTTAAATGATGTACCTAGCGAACATTGTCAGGTATGTTATAACAATCAAGCAGCTGGAAAAAGTTCATTAAGAGAAGATTTCATTGGTGATTTATTTTCACAATATAAAAAATTAATATATGGAACGAATGATGATTATACAGTAAGTCAACCTACTTTCGTTTGGTGGGATTTGAAATTAAGTAATAAATGCAATTTCAAATGTAGAATGTGTAGTTGGACTTCAAGTTCCAGTTTTGAGTTAGAACAGAATGGAAAAATTTCTGGGAGATGGAATGCTTCTGAAAAAACGTATGAAGAAGTCGAACAATATCTCGGAATGGTTAATCACTTATATTTTTCTGGAGGTGAGTCTTTAATTATAGACGAACATTGGAAAATACTTGATAAACTAATTGAACTTGGTAGAAATAATAAGGTTAGTTTGGCATACAATAGTAATTTTAGTAATCTTGTTTATAAAGGCAGACATATCTTTGATATGTGGGATCAATTCAACGAAGATCTGCAAGTTCACATCAGCGTTGATGGTATTGGTGCGAGAGGGGAATTAATTAGAAAAGGATTTAAATGGGATAGATTTGTTTCTCATGCACAACAATTTAGAGAAAGATTTAAAGACAAAGAAGAGACTCACCAATTACACTTTGATTGTACAGTTCAAGCATTAAATATTTTTGAAGTTGTTAAACTTCACCAATATCTTTATACTAGTGGATTGATGAAAGACATCGATTTCTTCTTTCTAAATTTTATGCAAAATCCAAGAGAAATGTCAGTTTGGATTTTGGATAAACAGACAAAAGAAGCTGCAAAAGCAAACATAAGAGATCATATAGATAATTTTTTAATTCCTAATAAGTCCAGTAGATCAGTAATCTTCTATGAAAGTCTAATAAAATATATTGATTTGTATCAGGAACAACATTTGATCCCAGATTTCTTGAGATCAATGCGAAAGTTTGATAAATTACGAAATGAAAGTACTATTCAAACATTTCCAGAGTTTCAAAGGATCTGGAATGTCATTAAGACTAAACCTAAAACTTTATAAAAATGACGCAAACAATCTCGGATAAAAAGGAAAAGGAACACAAAGAAGAAAGAAAGGACAATATCTTTCTAGAAATTCTTTCTAATATTTTTATTCAACTTCCAGTTATAGCTATTGGGTGGATTATCTCACAGTTTACTTCAGAAGGATAATCTAGCTGATAATTTCTTAGCAATTTTTTTAGCAGGGGCAAAGAGAGACTTAAATCTTTCTTTGCCTTCTTTTGTAAACTTATCTTTGATAACATCATCAATAATGATTTTATTATCAATCTCATAGAGAGAATTGATTTCAACTTGATCACGAATGTATTGTTCTACATTAGTTACTTGTTCTACTAAACGAGTTCCTTCTGCAGAATATTCAAAAACATCTATATGTCCACCTTCTGCCATAACATAATGCAGAACTGGTTTGACTTGTTTAATTTTAATTTTAAATTTATTTTTAGTTGCTTCCTTAATGATTGGTTCTGCTGCGTTTTTCAGGGCATTCAGAACAGTTGTTGATGCTATAGTAGCAGCAGTGGTAACTACTGCTACAGCACCAGCCGTAGCAACAAGAGAAGGATCAGGTAAATTAATATCGATTCCACCGACAGTAAAGGTTGGAGTAGTAGGTTTATCTGCTGGTATCTCAGCAACTGGAACTTGGACAGAGGGGGTCTGAGTAACTTGAGGCAGTTGAGGTGGAGGGGTTGAATCCGGAAGTCCTCTATTTTTTGCTGCGTCTTCTTGTGCCTGTTTTTCTTTATCCGCTCTCACAGCAGCATCAAACTCTTCCTGTGTAGGAACATTGATGACTGGATACTTAATGGAAGTATCTGGCATTTCAAATACGGGAAGTGCCATTCCACGAACAATTGGAACTTCTACGCTACGAAGTACTGGCTGTTCTATTGTTGAAATGACACTTGGACCATCAATACCAATTTTTGGTATTACCTTAGAATTATTTGGTATGTTGGCAATTCCATTGGTATTATTTATTGGCGGTATTGGATCCATTTGGATACCTCACAACTATATCGGCACAGATTCTGTAGTATGGACTTTCTGGGTGAAATGTAATACCAGATTTGATTGCTTCGCCACACTTTAATAGTCTGACTAATTCAAAATCAAGTCTTGCTTTGTCTGCTTCTGCATTTTGTCGTTTGATTTCAGAACGGGCTCTTTCCTTACAGAGTTCGGTTAGTCCTCCATCTAAAGGAAAGTTGAAACCCATACTTACACCAGCGTTACCATTATGTGATTGAAATGTTGATGGGTCTTGACTGCCATTCATACTCCCCAATACAAAGGGAGAAAAACTCATGGTTGGTCCTTGGCAACTAACTCCTCCGCCGTAGGTATTGACTGCATACGGTCCTTGTAAGACTTGGACAGCTTGGTTAGTAACATTACCTGTAGCGGAAGCAGAAGGGCCAGCGATATTAGTATTACTAGGAGCAGATTGAGAATAAGCCGCACCATGACATAATACTCCTATTGCGTAAAGACAGATATAGATGTAGTTGTTGATTGTGTTTCTGTGCTTCGATCTATCCATGTTTCTTTAGCCACTCCAGGTCCGAGATAAGTCTCACTAAACTGGAAAGGGGCACCTTGATTCATAATACTGTAATTTGCTCCTTGTTGAGGAGTGCCAGGAATGTTAATATTAGTTCCAGTCACAGTGTATGATGTGCCAGTTGTATATTCAACTTGGCGAATTGTTTCTATAACTTTTGTAGTTGATTCGGTTGTCGCGTTGATTGTACCCCTAGTAAAATTAGGTACAACACTTTCCGCTAGGGCAGGACAAGAAAACCCTAGCAGGAGAAGTCCCGCTAGGATATGTCTCATTTGAATACGCTTAACTCAACTGTTCTTTGAGCTGTTGCAGTAGTTCCAGGACCACCAGCAGTTACAGTAGGAACACCAGTAGGCGATAATGTACCAGCGAGAGATCCTTTATCTCCTGCTAACTGAGTAACACTATCCCCATAAAGGTTGGGAGAAGCAATAACTCCACCACTGACCGACTGAGTGGTGACTGGTGTATCAGCAGCATTGAAAGTTTCTGAGAAACTGAATGCTTGACCTGGAGTATTAATATTGTAACTTCCGGCACCATTTACGCCACCGAATGTAGTTGCTTGAATATTTGTTCCTGAAGCAGAATAAGATGCTCCAATTCTTGTTGATTGAACCGCTGCGCCCTGTACACCCAATTGAACGGAATCAGTAATTTTTGATGTAATTTCAGCAGCACTAACAGGATTGATTAAGAATAACGAAAAGACGAGTAATAATCTTTTCATTGTTCTATGAATTAGTTGGCAGCTTATTTATCTACTTTATATTATTTTGTGAGAAATCCCCTAAAAGACACATTACTTATACTTAATGTTCCTTGAAATGGTTCATTGCCAGTTAATGCGTCCCAAATAACAATGGGATCTCCACCTTCTAAACTATTTACATTTGCCCAGTTTACATCATTTGCACTGGTTGATTCTACTCCAGTAAAAAATTGAGATGTATCTGCAGTTCCAACACTGTTCCTTAACCAAGTTCTCACATCTTGCCAAGTCCAAGTACGGTTGTATTGTAACTTAGTTGCAATCAATCCCGTTGCTACTGGACATGCGGAACTTGTGCCACTAAAAGCTTCATCATATGAGGTTAATACACTATTAGAAACTCTAGCATTAGCCCCAAAATGAATATCAATTTGACTTGGACTTGCTTCATAAAAAGTTGCTTCATAAACCATAGTAGGAGAACCAAGTGTTCCCCCAGTACTATTGGTCCCTTCCCATCTAATTCTATATGTTCTATTTGGAGAAGAACCTTCTGTACCATAATAAATTCTTTGACAAGAATTATCTGCACAAGACATCATAATTTTTCTGAATGCTGGGTTAGAAAAACTTAATCCATTGAATGCAGTTGATCCTCCACCAAAAGTAATGTATGTATTTGTTCCTGGATAAACGATGTTTGTACTGAGTCCAGCAAATTGTATAGTAAATGGTAAAGTTAAGGTCCAAAATCCATCATCATTAGTTCCATTAGTTGGAGTTGTTGCAGTGGATGCTAATCCTACAGCACCCAATAAATTTAATTCTAAATCGACAACAGTACCAATACCAGAACTTGTCGTAATTCTTTTCCCCGTATTTAATAGTAATCGGAAACCACTAGTTCCACTGAGTTCTGCACTGACACTGGCAATTCCAGTGAGTCCACTATCACTTGGAATCACTGATCCAGTATAAGTATCAGGTCTTGGTTGGTTTACTTGATTAGTTGCACTTAGAGTTCCATCTGCTGGTGCATAACAATCAATTTCATTTCCCATATCACTATAATTGACTTTCCATTCTTTGCCAGTTAGATTAAATGCATCATCAAGAGCTCCAATATTGATAACAGGATAAATTAGATTACCTCCACCATCAGTATACATACCCAATTGTTGTGGGTATCCTCTTCTGTTAGTCGTATTATATGCAGTAACACCAAATTCCGAATGTGTAGATTCTCCCAGTGTTGCTCCACTTCCAACAGTACTCCAATAATTATTGAAATCTGGGTGAGTTTGACTTACTTGTTTTTGGTTGGAGTTCCCTGCTGCAGCAATAAAAATAACTCCGGCATCAATCATCTCTTTTCCTGCTGTTAATACAGAGTTTGGGAGATGTTCACCCTTCATTCTATTACCATCACCATAAACTCCAACATAATTCATGAATCCTGGCAATGTACTTATAGTATAACTGGTTCCTATACCTTGACCACGATAAAAATACCATCCAGTAGTTCTATGAGATGTTGATCTATATCCCCAACTATTACTACTTATTGTTGGATTTTTATTTCCATATCTTGGATTGATTCTTTTTGCTTGATGAAACAATTTCATCATGGTGAAATATGGTTCAAAATCTGTACCATCAGTTCCATAAGCATTTACTGACCATTTGTTTGCATTATATGCCCATCCTTGAGTCCGGCCAACAGCGTTTGCTGTACACTGAGTACCATGAGTTGTAGTAATAGTTGGTCTAGCAGAAGAAGAACCATTACAACGAGCTCTCGTGTATGCGGATGTTACAGTAACCGTACCTATTGTAGAAAACCCTACAGATCTCTGCGATGAGTTTGACCACCAAGTTCTAGCAACACTTTCTACTGGAACTCTAGTTCCATCCCACCGTAATGTTAATCTAGAAGCTGGCACAGCTTCAAACCATGCTGGATCAATCCAATAAGGAGCATCTAAAACAAGATCTAAAAGATCACATGTCCCGTTTGTAGCAGAAGTTGCTAAAGTAGAAAATCCAACCGCTAATGCATTTCTTCCTTTATAATCTCTTGGACCAGTTCCTGTTGCATTAGTTTGAAATTCTACATGACCAAACCAACATCCTTCATCACCAACTATGACATCAATATCTGTTCCATCACCATATTGTGGAATTACATTGGTTAATATTTGATTTGATCCTGTAGATATGCCCGTATACCACGAATCGGATTTATTAACGCATCTTAGGAGTTGATATCCACTTCTGTTTAATTCTGTTGCTCCAGGACTTGCGGGAAGTTGGTTATTATCACTCCAGTTTCTATATTGTCTTGTTGCAGTATTATAACGATTTTTTTTTATATATCCCGCATGTAGTTCTTCTGGATCTGGTTTGTACTTGCAAGGATAACTTTCATAATTTTCATGAACATATTCTACTCTTGGATGTTTGAGTAGTTCATTTGCTTCTTGGTCTGTCAATAGATAAACAGCCCTAGTTTCACTATGTTCTTTTAAGTCTGCACAATCGCAACATTCATGAGGAATATTGTCTTCTAAAGTACCATCTTGAACCAAAAGTTCATGGATATATTGCCAATCTTCTGAGGAATAACAACCAACTGCATATAATTTTTTGGCATTTGGATCCGTTGGATACTCGATACCTAATCCAATTTGATGATCGTATTCTTTTTTGATTTCGTTTTCCATTCTTTAATTATTTAAAAAATTTATGGGACTAAGACGGTACTCAAAACACCAGAGTCATCAACAATCAAACGATATTTAGTACCATTTGGAGAAGTTAATATGACGCCTTGAGAGGTATTGATTCCAATTCTTGCATCACCAACAACAGTAAGTCTTGATGTTGCAATAGTAGTTCCTATGCCAGTGTTTCCACCAATAGTCAAGTCAGTGCTGATTGCAACTCTTGGCGTATTGATACTTATAGTGTCTGTTGATTCTATGATTGGTGTTCCCGCAGTTACACTATCAAACCTTGAAGCAGTAACTATACCCGTAAACTTACCACTACCAACAACATCAATGTTTGAAGTTGGTAGTGTAGAACCAATGCCTAGATTAGATCCAGAGTTAATAATAACTGTACCAACACCTGCGGTTGGACCAACACTGATTCTTGTAAATGAACCAGATGCTCCGTTAGTACCTAAGTTAATTGTTTTAGTGCTTCCAGATGCAGTAACACCTGCTTGGATATCTGTTGTTTGAGAAACCGTCGAACGACCAAATGTAATTGCACCAGTACCAGAAGATCCTCCAAGTGTTATGGTCCCTGATGTCTGATTGCTACCAAATACATGTGTTCCTGTAGTATTGCCAGTTAAGTCAAGTGTAGCAGATGCAGTTAATGTATTTGAAAATGATTGTACTGCAGTGAAAGTCTGAGATAATCCAAGAACTGCTAGAGTATCAGTAGCAGTAATTACAGGTAAGTTTAAAGTTCTATCCGCAGTAATAGCTCCAGAAGTGATATTGTACTGGAAAGTATTTGCTGAGTTTCTTACTTTTAATCCAGTAGTTAAGAAAGTACCAATACCAGTTACATTCAGATTAGCTGTTGTTGTGATAGCAGAAACACTAAGTTGTGTAATAATACCAACTCCACCTATGACACTTGTAGAAATTCCTGCGGAAGTTGCAATACCAGCAGAAGTAGAATAACCAGCGATAGGTGAGTAACTTACATTTACTGTTACTATACCAACAGACTCAGGTGTTACGGAAATTCCTGTGCCAAAATTAATTGTTCCTGCACTTCCAACTAAAGAATTATCATCATTTACAATGATAGATGTACCTCCACCACCACCTCCAGAAATTAGAACGTTAGCGATGGAAGAAATTCTTCCATTTGAATCAACAACAATTTGAGGTACTGAAGTTGCATTACCATAAGTGTTTGCTGATGCTCCAGTCAATCCAGTTAAACTGGATGCAGAACCAATATAAGAAGTTGCTGTAATCACACCAGAAACTCTTACATCTCCACCAACAGTAAGTTTTGATGTTACATTTGTGGTTCCTATACCGACACCAGTATTAGTAACTCTTACTTGTTCATTTTCTGCAAGAGTTCCCCCAGCAAATAGGGAAAGATATTTACTTGCAGATGCTGCACCTATTGATAGATTTCCATCAGACGTATATAAGTATCCATCTAATGCACCGTTGATGGTCCAACTTGTTGTTGTAAATCCAGTATTATTAATACCAAGATCAATGAAGTTAGAAGTATCTGTACCAGTATCTGTAGTTACAACAATATCACCAGATGCGTTAGTGCCTGAGAGAGAATTCCTTACGTTTAACTGGCCATATCCATTGACACTTGAAGTAAAATCTGCAATGGCATTTACAAGACCTTGGGTAATTGTAGCACCAATACCACTCACAGTCAATCTATAAGGTGGGTTGCCTGCAGTAGTTCCAATGCCTACAGAATCATTGATTGCAACTCCGTTTTGGAAAGTTTGAAACTTTAAAACACTATCATAATAAAGTTCAACTCCAGCGTCATTATTGAAAACACCCATTAATGCACCGGATGTTTTCTTTAATTGAATTCCAGTACCACTATCTCTAAGAATTAAATTTCCTGGACTTGCATTATCAATGTAACTATTGTTACCATCATGGAAAATTTGCAGTTCATCGGTATCTCCAATTAATAGAGTACTTTCAAAGTGAACAGATTTTTGAAATGTTGAAGCCGCTCCAACGTTAATGGAAGAAGTAACACCTACTCTATATACATCAATACTTGGTGTTCCAGTGAGTCCTTGAGCTACTGTAGCGATACCAGCAGTGTTTGCATATCCACTATTAGTACTTCCAGGAACATTAGTAAGTAAAGATCCATCACCAATGAATTGAGTTGCTGTGACTACTCCCACATTAAGGTTTGGTGTTCCAGTAAGTCCCTGAGCTACTGTAGAGATACCAGCAGTATTTGCATAAGTAGATACTCCAGATACTCCAGATGAGTCCGCGTATAAAGCGGTAGTAACAATTCCAGTGACAGTTATGGATGAAGCAACTGAAATAGTTACTCTTCCAACTCCATCGGGTCCAGTGGATACAATATTATCACCAAAGTTTAATTCTCTTGCTACTCCTTTTCTGACATTATCATCTAATACTTCTAAACCACCTACAAGTGCTGTAACATTTGTAAGTTGAGATCCATCACCCACAAATTGAGTTGCAGTAACTACTCCAGTAGAAGTAATATTTCTTACTTCAATGTGTTCTGTAGTTGTAATGCCGGTGTTTAAAATACCACTGACGTTTATTCTTGGGGATCCTGTTAAATTTCTTGCAAGTGTAGAAATTCCTGCAGTACTTGCGTAACTTATTAAATTATTTCCATCTCCTATTGTATTGTAAATTTCGGTAAAATTACTATTGATTTTACCCATTGCAATTCTTAATGGATCGCCCTGACCATCATTTGGACTACTACCAGTGTTGATCCCGAGTCTAGACATTAATTTTCCTCAGTCTTTCCCTATTTTTATATTTATTGATGCTTATAACTAGTAATAGAATTATTTGCAGTCATGCAATTCAACTTTCAATTTGATAAAAAGAGACCAGATAAAAAACAACTTATTATAGTTGGAGTTGTAATATCAACTATAATCGCAACACTCTCCCAGTGTTCGGGAGTTTCTGAGAATAGACTTTGGGACTTATTGGATGAACTTCAGAGAAAGTATTTTCCACAAACTATTCTTAATGACATTATACTTCAAGATCCAGACAAAGTAAATCGTAGAGTTGGTAGAGATATTGATAAGGCTATACGAGATGTAGAAAAAGAATATGATAGGATTATTGCAGAGTCAGATAGAAAATATAAACCACGATACCTTGAAGAGAAGAACGATGAGTCTTTATGTTACTCGGAGGATTGCAAAAAACTTGCACCACCAATCAGAATGTGTTCTCCAGTTTTTGAGAGAACGGATTGTTCCCAGAAACCTGAAGATAAATAAATAGAATTATAAAAGTACTTTTTATCGTAGACAAATGAGAGCAGAAGAAGTCAAGGGCCTCATGGAGGCATATTCGCATGTTTATGAGACCCCTGAGGTTTCTGACGAACAAATTTTTGAAGATTGGATGTATTCATTTGTAGAAGAAGGATATGATTTAAGTGAGTTTGATTGGGACTCTTCTTATGATGAAACTCTTGATGAAGCATTTGGATCTGAATTTGTCCAAAGAGGTGGTATTGCTGGAGCTCTTGGTAGAGCACAAGCAAGAGCAAAACAAGACGGAGGTGCTTCCAATAGAGCTTGGTTAGGAAATAAAGTTAAAGGTTTCTTTGATGCACAATCCCGTTTTGTCCAAAGAGGTGGTATTGCTGGAGCTCTTGGTAGAGCACAAGCAAGAGCAAAACAAGATGGAGGTGCTTCCAATAGAGCTTGGTTAGCAAATAAACTTGGTTTTGGTGGTTCCAACAAACCTGCTGCTAAACCAGCAACACCCGCTAAACCTGCTGCTAAACCTGCTGCTCCTGCAGCTGCTGCTAAACCTGCTGCACCTGCAGCTTCTGCTAAACCTGCTGCTAAACCTGCTGCTCCTGCAGCTGCTGCTAAACCTGCTGCAACTTCTGCTGCTAAACCTTCTGCACCAACATCTCCTGCAGCTAAACCCATGTCTGCGATGGACCAGTGGGCAAAAGCAAATCCAAAACTTGCTCAAGCTCAAAAAATTAGACAACAAGGTGGTTCAAGAGCGGAAGTTAATAAAGTTCTTTATGATAAAGGAACCGCAGCTGCTGAAAAAACTCCTACGGTAGTAAAGGCTGGTGTAGACATCTTCGATCTAGTCAAAGGTCACCTTCTAGATGAGGGCTATGCGGACTCTGAGGACGCTGCAATGGTCATCATGGTCAATATGAGTGAAGAGTGGAGAGAGTCTATTCTAGAGTCTTATAACGTCGAACTTGGTGAATCATCAAAAACAGATGATGCTACAAGAGCACGCATTAAAATGTTTGCTGGTAAGAAAGGAATTTCATTCGAACCTGGACCAAGATGGGATGCTTCTGCTAATCGTGGAAAGGGTGCTCACTTATCTGATAAACAAGTAGAGAAACAAAGAAGAAAGAAACTTCGTTCAGAAGAATATATGGATGAAGCCCAAGGAGCTCGTGAAAACCCAGAAGATCATGATAAGGAAGAAAAGAAAAAGTATGAAAAAGTTCGTGGAGAAAAGACCCCTATGCCACCAAGAGGTGATAAGCGTAGAGAAGATTTTGAGAAGTGGTATCGTGCTAATGTTCGTTGAGAACAATTAAAATATAACCCAGGGGGGATATCCCCCCTTTTTTAATGTTCGGATAAATAAGTCTAAGTGATTCAAAAAACTTTTAATGATTAGAAAACTTTGGAATCTTATTTCTGACTGGAAAAAAGAAAGAGATTTTACTAAAAGACTTAAAAAACTTCAAAAAAGAGATCCGTTTATTTACAAGTGATTACCTGGGGAATATCTTCCGAAAGTCATAATGCTGCACTTTCTGTATTCATGAATGACACTCTCATTTTCGCTAGTGAAAGTGAGAGGTTTAGTGGTGTCAAGAATGATCACCAATTAAATGATGGTATAATTGAATATGCATTAAAGTTTGGAAAACCAGAACTGGTCTGTTGGTATGAGAACCCGTATAAGAAAACACTTAGACAACTTCTTGCGGGTCAAGGATGGATCCAAAACGTCAAGAAGTATGTTGATGCTCCAATCAAGTATTATGATCACCATTATACTCATGCTTGTGCTGGTTATTTCACCAGCAAGTTTGATGAATGTTGTGTGGTGGTTATTGACGCTATAGGTGAATTCCAAACACTTACTATCTGGGAAGCGAAAGGTAGTAACCTAAAACTAAAATTTCAACGTAGATATCCGCACAGCATCGGACTTTGGTACTCTGCAATGACCCAAAGGTGTGGATTGAAACCAAATGAAGAAGAATATATCCTCATGGGCATGTCTGCTTACGGTGATAAGAGACGTTATGAGGATGCAATCTATGATGATTTTATAGGATGGAGAACGGCAACATTTAATAAAAACTTACATAAAGGTTGTAAGGATTGGAGACCAGATATTAAGAATACTTTTGATATTGCTGCCGCAACTCAAAGTATCTACGAAACAACATTTAGAGATATTTTACAGAGAGCATCTAATATTGTTGATAGTAAGAACTTGGTCTTGATGGGTGGATGTGCATTGAACTGTGTTGCAAATCCAATTGCATATTATTACTTTGATAATGTGTGGATTATGCCTGCACCTGGAGACAATGGATCTGCGATTGGTGCTGTACTTGCACATAAGAAGAAACATATTGATTGGCATGGTCCATATCTTGGTTATCATATAAAACCAGTTGCATCAAACGAAGAGATTGTTAATCACTTGATGGATCATGGTCTCTGTGGAGTTGCAAGAGGTCGTGCAGAGTTTGGTCCTAGAGCATTAGGTAATCGAAGTTTGTTTGCTGATCCTAGAGATCAAAAGATTAAATCAATGGTCAACCGTATAAAACAAAGACAACAGTTTAGACCATTCGCTCCTGTGATTATGGAAGAATATGTTCATCAGTACTTTAGAATGCCTACAAGTTCTTCACCATATATGCAATATGCGGTGAAATGTAGATACTCTAAAAAGTTTCCTGCAATTGTTCATATAGATAAGACAAGCAGAGTTCAAACTATTAATAGACATCAAAACGCAGAACTCTATGATCTTTTGAAATTGTGGAACGAGAAAACTGGTTGTCCTATGTTACTGAATACCAGTTTGAATGTTAAAGGAAAACCAATGGTAAATGATGAGAAAGATTGTAAGGAATGGGAAGAGACTTACGGAGTTAAGGTGTTTTCATGACTAAAATTTTACTTGCTTTTGGTGATAGTCACACAGGAGGTGCTGAAATAGATGAACAGTATTCATCTGAGTGTCATGATAGGGCTTATCCTGCACACATAGCTAAACATTATGGGTTTGATTATGAAAACTATTCTGCTTGTGGTGGCAGCAATGATTGGATGATCAGACAATTTATGATAAGAATTCAAAATGCTTTGATGAAAAATCAAGAAGTTTTTGTTCTTTGTAATTTTTGTGAGGCTTCAAGAACTTATATTAAATTGCCAGGAAAACTTCATCATTGTACTTCTTCACACTTATTACAAGACAAAAATACTAAAAAAGAATTATTAATTGATTCCGATTTTATTGGACCTTATAAAAATTATATAGAAACAAACTCCGACAAATTTTTAAATTTTAAATCTTTATCTCAAATTTTTACAATACAATCAATATGTGATCAATACAGTATACCATATGTTTTTCATACAAGCACTCATTGGTATGAAGGAAATTGGCAACTAATTAATAAAAAAAATTATTTTGGTCATCATGATACCGAAAGAGTAATTTATAACCAAGAAGAATCTTTTAAAAGTTATGCAAATTATTCTTATTGGGGAATAGCGACTCATCATCCTGATTGGAAAAATTTAAGATATGATTCAAGATGGTCCATGCACTATCCAGAAGAATACCATAAGTTTTGGGCTCAATTATTAATTAACTTCATTGATGAACGGGGAATACTTGACACAGCCACTTGATGTGCAATAAAATAACTCTGTCAGGGTTCAAGGGATAAATAAGGCTCATATAATTTTAAGAGCTTTATGAGCTATGAAAACCCTTGGCTCTACAATGGAGAGGTTTTTGAGTCTTCTGATATTCAAGATAATTTTGGTTTTGTTTATCATATTCACTGCAATAAAACTGGTCGTAGTTATATTGGTCGAAAGTATTTCTGGTCTTTCCGCACACCAAGAGGAAAATCTAGAAAAGTTAAGTCGGAGTCCGATTGGAAAAAGTATTACGGCTCCTGTCCTGAGCTCAAAGTCGAAGTTGACCTTTGGGGCAAAACATCCTTCAACAGAACAATACTTAGCCTCCATCGAACAAAAGGACAATGTAACTACGAAGAAACCAGACAACTGTTCTTAAACAATGTTTTGACTGAGGCCCTTGACAACGGAGAACCCAAGTACTACAATAGCAATGTTCTTGGTCGTTACTACAGGAAGGATTACTTTCATGGAAAACCAACTGATTGATAGTGTTGAAGATCTAAAAGATAGTATCATTGACCGAATTCATTATCTTGCAGACATGGGGGATTACCTTAATGCCTGTGCAGTTTATGAGGAGTTTCGAGAAACGATTCAAGACGCAAATAAGTGATTGTTAGTAACAAAACTAAATAATCACTTATAATGATCTTCGTCATGAGATTTTGAAGTGACATTAGAGCCCAGGAAAGTGCCCTCCGAGAGGAGCGGTGTACCCCCTTTCTATTGGGATGTAGAGTTCAATCGGAGTTAATGCAAAATTTCTTTACAGTAGCCCTGCCCCTTCTGGCATCGGTTACAACCACAACGGCAACACTGCCATTCCAGAATTACAAGATGCAAGGGCCGCCGCCTCCTGTCCCAGGACAAGCGCCCTTTTCCATTATTAAGGAATTTGATCTTGTTAATGGTCAGAAGACAGCAATCCGCGAGGTTGCATTACCAAAGCCAAAAGAGAAAAGGCTTATTTGTAAAGGGTGTAATGAACATGAACAACTTGCTGTGGATTATTTCCAAGAGCAAGGAATTAAAGACAGAAACGCCCTTGCTACTATCCTAGGTAATATTAAGCAGGAATCTATGTTCGTGCCTAATATTTGTGAAGGTGGTAGTAGGACTCAGTACCATCACTGCGGTCGTGGTTATGGTCTGATCCAATGGACATCTGCCGATCGTTATTATGGATTGGGTGATTTTGCTAAGAAGTATGGTGGTTCTCCATCAACACTTCCAACGCAACTTCGTTATCTTACGAATGAAGTTCAATGGAAACGAATTGAAGACAGGATGAAAACTCCTGGTAAATCTATCAATCGTTACATGGACTATGCGTATAGTTGGATTGGTTGGGGCATTCATGGTGCTCGCACATCTTATGCTCATGAATATGCTAACCGACTGATCACGGTAGAAGTTTGATACAATAGAATAGGAGGGAGGGGTTGACAATACTCCTCCCCCACCCTATACTCTAAATATGGAGAGATGACCGAGTGGCTTAAGGTGCAGACCTGGAAAGTCTGTGTGGGGGTAACTTCACCGAGGGTTCGAATCCCTCTTTCTCCGTTGACAATCCAACCTTTTAATGGTATGATTGTCTTATGTCTCAGTAACTCAGTGGAATAGAGTATCCGCCTTCTAAGCGGTTAGTCGTTGGTTCGAATCCAACCTGAGACGCTTGACTTTTTGAGAAAAAAGTCTTATAAATAAAAACACTTAGGTCGAAAACAATGTCTTATCCAATGCCCAAACAGTTTACCATTCTTG